ACCAGCAAGTCCTAATGCTGTCTCTGCATCATACACACCTTCCTGTACCCCTTGACGTGCACCACCGAAAGCTCCTGATTGTTGAGCTGCATCAGCAAAAGATTGTCTATCTCTTGCTCTTTGTTGTTCAAACGATGCTTTGGTTGCATCAATCACTTGTTGTTGGAAAGGTGTCATGAACGGATCTCGAGCAGCTGTTAATCCTGCTGTTGTTGTCTGTCCTGTTACGGGGTCAATACCTGCTAATCTTTGTGATTCGGTTACAAATGGTTCAAAACTAGCAACACCCGTGCCAGTGCCAACTCCACTAAGAACACCAGTATCATCAAAAGTAAGTGCTCCAAGTCCTGCTGACTCAGCAGCTTGTCTTAAGGCTGCTTGTTGTAATTTATTTTGATCTGCAACACTTGGTGCAAAAGCTGATGTGTCAATCGCTTCAGCTGGATCTAATCCCTCTTCTAACCGTGTTAAAAATACTTTACCTGCAGACTCGATAAAGGGTGCTGGTAAAGCGATGTCCGTTCTAACCTCACCAAAATCACCTGCTGTTGAACCTACTTGATACTTAACACGACCACCATCGGCCATGTCATCTCTTAGTGCTCCAGCATTTTTCATAGCTTCTATTCGCTCAGCTGGTGACATCATTTCAAACTCTATAAATTCTTTGTCAGTTAAGCCTTCAACATAACGTTCCATCACATCTCTTAATTCACTGCTCATTAAACCATAGCCTCCATGTTTTCTTGTAATTCATACAATGCGCGAGCCCCGGCTCTTGGGTCCGGATTACCTGTTAACATCTTACCTATACCAGAAACTGCGCGATCATTCAACACGAACTCATTTTTACCTACCATAGCTGGCACATCGTCGGCTCTTGGTTTGGTGCCAAGAGGTATGAAACCTCCGCCACGTAAATCCATCTGCATGCCCTTTGGCACATCTGGTGATATTGGGTCACCCTCTGGTGTCATGCGTCCACCCTGGTTAGCAAATTGTCTGCCCTCTGTATTGTTTCTAGCTGGAAAATTTTTGTCAATCATATTTACATAAGACTCAAAGTCTTGTTTTGGTGCGGGCATCTGTTCTAATATTTTATTAAAGTCTTTCGCTCTATTTATTCCTTGTTCTTTCATGGTGTCCATCGTGTCCATGTATCTGTTCTTCATATCAAATATTGCTTGTTGTCCTGTAGGGTCTTTGTCAAAAGGGTTCAACATATTTAAGTTACGCCTCATAGGTCCTGGTAAATCTTGCTGCATATTAAATGCTTTTGCATTCATCATTCTTTGTATTCTATCAAGCATTTTTCTTCGTATTTTTTCTTCTTCTATGTATCTGCCAATGCCCATCTCCATTGTCATAGGCCCTTCTTGTGTGCCTTCTTCAAAACCAATACGACCACCTCTTGCAACAAACTGTCTTGCCTTATTAAAGTAGTCTTGAACTTCTTGTAGTGATACAGTTAGTCCTTCTTCTTCTATTTCTCTTTGTGTTTCTTCTGGTTCAAATCCTGCTCTTTCAAAAGATCCCAACATAGAAGCCACTCTTTGTTTTTGCAATTCATCATAGTTTGCTTTTGTTGCCGCTTCAGATGCAGCCACGGCAGCTTCTTGGTCTTCTATTCCCTGCATGGTGTTTCTAATTAGTGTTGGAGTTTGTAGTGTTGATAAACCTGTTTGATATTTTAAACCTTGCTTAAGACCTTCTGTAAGGCTCCCTGCAAAAGTATCCATTGTAGGTGCTGTTAAGAAAGGCGCAGCTTCTTGTGCTCCCTTTATAGCTATATTTTTTAACGTGTCAGCTGTTGTAAGTTGAGGATTAGCAAAAGGCACGTTAGCTGATACAGTGGTTGGAGTTGCCATTGGCAAAGCAGCTGTTGCTTTTATTGAACCACCAAGACCAGATTGTAAAGCAGCTAAATAATCTACGTCTGTGTCAGCTGCATCTGGGTCTGTCATTAGTTTTTGCAAATAAGCATCGTAAGCAGCAGCCGATAAAAAAGCAGTTAATGGACCACCACTGGCTCCCGCCACAGCTATACCTGTTCTTATAAGCGGTTTAAGTTCTTTCGGTATAGCTTTTGATATAAACTTTCTTACGGGATCGGTGACTGGTCTTACAGCATCCTCAATCTTTTCAGTAACATCACTTACAGGGTCCAATACTTTTTTTTCAATAGCCTCAGTAACCTTGCTTATCGGTTCCCGTATCTCTTTTGGTACTACTCTTCTTAAAAAACGTCTTAGACCCATTATATTTTTCCTATTGATTTATCGTGAAGATGCAAGTGGCCTAGGCTTGTAATGAGGCTTTTATTGAATTTACTGTCTTTTACCATAAAATGCAACTACGATTCTGAGCCTATGTCAGGCATTTTAGCTACCTTTACATAGACACTTCTTGAGATATCTTCTCTTTTTGTATCTGTATCAGGATTGTCCACGTCAGCGTCACCTTCTGCATCAGAGTCATACTCTTTACCTGTTTTGGTGTTTTTTAAAACCACCGTAGTGTCAACTTTTATTTGGGCTATTTTCTTGTCACCCTCATATAACCACCCCACTGATCCTTTTTCTTCAAATGCCATAGTTCCTCCTAGTCTCTTGTTATTTCTAAGTATGACAGAACGACATGTAAATCGTTAGCATTTTCTGCCTGTACTTTTACAACTTCACTTTCGTCACAAATTAAAGGTTGTGTTAATAGTTCGGTTGTTGTTTTTGCAGCTATGTCTTTTTGTTTAAACAAGCTAAATATTGTGCCACCTGAATTTACCAGAGTCACAGTGATCTCACACGCATTACTAGCATCATCATTAGATACTAAAAAAGATTTTACTATGGACACAGTTTCAGCAGGCACTGTGTATAGTGTTGTTAAGTCTGTTGTAGTTAAATCTACTTTTGAATTTTTATATTTATTTGCCATTTATCCTAAAAACCACGATTGTTGTTGTTGATCATCTTTTACACTTTGTTGATAAGTACTATTTAGTTGATCAATTACATTAGACAAAGTTCTGTTTATTTGTCTTTGTGTACTTGGATCATACTCATCTTTTGGTTCTGGTATTCTAACTACAATTTTTGACATTATCTTGCTCCATCTGGTTTTACATCTAAGGACAAAGTCCCGTATCTCCAAGACTCGTTTGCAGCTGTGTTTGCTATCTTAACATTTACATATCTCCCTCTAGCTCTTGTGTCTTTTTTAGTTGTGCTAGAAGTAACTGTAAAAGGACTGTTAGAAGAAGACGCCTCTGTCTGTGCTGGAAATCTTTTTATTGAAAGAGTAACATCTGCATTACCGTCAAGGTTTTTAAAATCAGGTATAAATCTACTTACAGACACAAACTTATCTCCTTCGCCACCTTGTGCTGCAATATCATAATCATACGATTGTATGAAAGATGTAATTGTTGTAACCGTGCCATCTTCATTTGTTTGATCTGTGCCCACTTCATGTTGAAAGTATTTAGTTTGTCCCAAACCACTTTTACCAAGTATTGTTGGAAAGCTACCTGTGCCGGTTGTATCAAATTTTGTTGCGTATGGTTTTTCATAAATTTTACCATCTATCCAAGATGTTCTAGGTTCTGTTGATAAAGCCCACACACCACCAGGAACTTGCGCTGACTCTGCATAATTATAAGAAACTGCTTTATTATTAAAATCATTGTTTGCAGGATACCACCAAGTTATCTCTGTAAATAAACTGTTGAGACCTGCTGCAACTTGTTGTCCTTTTGTTGTATCAAAATTATCAAACACTTCATCTTCTACAGCACATGGTAATGTTTTTACTGTACCATCGTAATACAAGAAACCTTTTGAGCTCATCCAATATGCAACACCATCTACCTCAACAGCTGCATTCTTACCAACAAGTCCACAGTTTGTGCCAACTTGTTCAACTCCAAATACAAAAGGTTGTCCAACATTTCTAACTGTATACAAAGCATTGTCGGTCCATACTAATATGTTTTCTTTTGCTTGTATAGCTCCTACAATTTTAGTTCCGTCTTGTAATCTTAATGTGCCTGCTGTGTTTGTAGAAGTTGGTGTAAAGCTGTTTATGTTTTCTGCTTCTGAAAATCTTATAAACATATCATCTTGTGTAGATGTTGTGCCTATTGTTGTTTCTGTGCCTAGATGTATTAAGTGTCTAGTTGTCGGTGATATGATAGTAAGTCTTGATGCTGTAGGATTGTTGCTTGTTAAAAAGTTAGTTGTAGACTTTGATGCTCTTGTTGATGTTGGACTAGTTGCCCCAGCGTTCCATGTAAATGTTTCACCATTTGCAATTGTTGCAACCAACACCTCACCAAAATTATTAAGTGACCAAAGACCTGGTTCTAGTGTTGCTTGGTCCGCAGGTAGTGCCACCCCCCAACCACTAAAGTCTGTTGCGTTGGTAACTGTAGCGCCATTAGAATGAGCTGCAGCACTTGTGCCGTTTGTGCCTCTTGTTAATCCTGTTAGGTCGTTACTAGACTTGCCAGAGTATGTTATTAGCTCAGTGCCAATTTGTATCGTGCCTGAACTTGGAAAAGCAGCTGCACTTGTAAGAGTTAAAGTTGTATCACTATTTGTAAATGTGCCGCCTTCATTTATTGTTGATGTAACAGCTCCAATCACATTACCACCCCACGGGCCAACGCCCCATCCATATCCGTATGTTTGTTTTTGTGGTCCAATCTTTGTATAAAATTCTACAGTTGTTGATCCACCTGTTGATATTGTTGCAGTTGCAGCAGCACTTGATGTTATAGTAAATGTTTTAGGACTAGGAACTGTGTTGACCATAAACTTTGCATCTTCAAAGTTTGATGCACTAAGCCCCGTTCCACTAGGCAATGTCACTGAGTC